GCAGGCAGTTCGTCAACGTTTGGAAACGTGCGAACGGCTCGACAGGTCCCAGGCGAGATTATCTCGTCGGAATCCTGTCACAGACCAGAGGTGCGGGGACTCCCCCGCCTCTGGTCCTACTCCAGTCCAAGGTCAAATTTTTGACTACAATTGGAAGGAGTCCACCTGCGGAGCACGAGACAGCTCGTGCCATCCGCATGGCAGCCCTTGAGGAAGTTCTGAATGAACTCCCTAAAGAGGCCTTCACAGGACTGGCGACTAAGGCGCGAGTCACTGTGAGCACATCTTCTTCTTGGGAAAAGACCCGAAGAGAAGGTGGCACGATAGAGGCAGCTCGAGAAATCTTGAGCTCTCTACCGATCGGTGAACAGGTCCCAGTCCGGGATCTGGACACCGGATCGATTCGATTCCACAGATCCGTGGAAGATTTCGAATCGACCGGGGAAGTGGTATTCTGGCTCTCGCTAGACCACGTCCTCAGATCACCACCGGAGCACTTAACGAGTGCTTACCTTACGATGGTGAAAGAGCCAGGGAAAGCCAGAACGGTTACCAAGGCTCGTGCTTGTTTAAAGATCGTACTCGACCTTGTAAACAAGCTGTGTTCCGCTCCCCTAGAAAAGGGGATTCGGAGCAGTACATCCGGCATGGGCAAAGCCAATCACGGATGGAACCTTTTCTGTCGTCTGATGTCGGACGAAGTAAAGGACATGGTGTTCTCACTCGATAATCGAGAAGAGAACCCCTACGAAGGCTACGTCGAACGGACGGACACCTTCAAACACCTCTATATGTCCAGTACGGACTATAAAGAGGCGACCGACCAACTGCAACACACAGTCGCAGCTGATCTGGGAGGGGCATGGATGCGCAAATGCGGCATACCACGCCTCCTTCGTGCGATCGTACACAAAACGTGTTTCCGACCGCGCAAAGTCTTTTTCCACGCCACGGGCGTGTTGAAAGACTACGGGACACCTCGCGCGGACCTAGGTCCGGATGTGCGATGTGTCACGCTGGTAACGGGCGTCCTCATGGGAGACCCGCTTACCAAGCCGATTTTACACTTGGTTAACATAGTGAATCGGCGCGCAGGAGACAGACTATTCCAGTCTTCCTTCTACGACAGGTTCTCGAATGGCCGTCAAGCCTTCCAGACCCTGGTGACTAGCGCACTGCATCCACAGTGATAGTCACTCATACTCAGCAAGGAGGGGTTACCCCCTCCCCTGAGGGCAACACCGTTAGGAAATGCTTCTCGGACTGGACAAGTCCGCTAAAGCACACGGGGTTGTTCCGACTCATGTCAGAACTCCCCCTTTGGTACAATGGGAATCTAGCGAAACCCATTGTGCCCAAGGAACTCGAGCCCTACGCTAGTGGGACTCGGTATCTTTCTACGAAGCAGGTACCATCGTGCCTGATTCTTAGAACTTCCGGCTCTGCGTCTGTGACGAAGAATCGGGAATGTCTGCTCCGATCTGGGTTTACCCTGACCGAGCAGTCACTGGAGGACGCCGAATCACGGCGCGACCTCACAGTACGGCGTTTGACAGAAGGTCTTCTGTCACCCGCCGGTTCACTTGCAGAGGTCCTCACGGAGGCCTCGCAACTGGCCGACGCTGTGCACATGGATATGGACGCAGCGGTCGATTCCGACGCGGAGCACTCCGGCTCCGAAACGGACGATGTACCATCAGTTCTTGAAGAAAAGTCTGATGGTGCAACGATACGGCTCAGGAAGACATCCCGATACCGTATCAAGTACGATGACCCATGGAAGATCCATGCAGGTTATCGTCTCGGCGAGGAGCGGGGACAAAACCCCGACATCGTCGTTTGGTCTGGAGACGTGATACGACTCCAAGACCCACTCCCACCTCGGGTCCTAGGACCTAAGTGGGACACATCCTCAAAATCGAAAGTTCGATTTGAGGACATTCGTAATCACGACTGCAAACTGCACGTGATCTACGAACACACTCATTGGGGTAACACCCTCAAGAAAGTGTGTAACGACCCCACTTCTTCATACAAGAACTGGGCTCGAAAATTGAGATATCGGTTAAACCGATTCCTCAATGGAGCGACCGATCCCGACATGCCGTCGGATACGGTCGAAGCTCTTTTCGAAAGCACAAAAGCTTCGAAACGAGCACGGTCTCTGCGCCTCATTGAGGTGCTCAAGACTGTCGACGGGATATTTTTGCAGAGGTACCTCTGCTATCCCGAAGAAGTGTGGACATGGGAAAGATTCGACATGTACACACTAGGAAATCTCGCTGTCTTACTGACAGACGAGTTCCTTGACGGAGTGATGACCAAACAGGCATTATCCGTCACGACTTGCTACTCTGAACTCAAACAGAGTCGCAAGTGGTTCAAGGCCCACGCTATGCGCGG